TCTCACCGCACCCGTTGCACGTGAGGTGCCACGAGTAGGGCCGGTACGGGTCGTCCTGCCGGGCGGTGATGGTCGACGGGGTACGGGTACCCGCATCGTTCGCGCAGCCTGCCGGGATGGTGAAGTGTTGCATTGCTGTCCCCTTCCAAGGGATCGGCCAGAACCACACGGCGTGTGGTTCCGTGGTCCGCAGGACCAAGGCACGGGACAGACTCACGCCTGCCCCGAACCTTGACTCACTACGGGTCACATGGTCCGGGCGTCGAACACTTCCCCCGGCTCGGTGAACGCGGCATCGCAAGCGAACATCGACGCGTCGCCACCTTCGGCGTTGTCGACGCACGTGCTCCAAGCGGCACGGCGCATCCAGAACGCGGCACGCTCCACGGTCCCGTCCTCAAAGGCGACGTATACGTGACCGTCGTTCGCTGCCTCCACGGCCGTCGGTCGCGTCAAGGTAGGTCATGGTCCCGCAGTCGGCATTGCCCATCGTCCAGCAATTCCAACCGGGCTCGTCCTCGTGCACCGGGGCAGCGGCAACCACACGGTGTGTGGTTTCGCCGGAGTGTGCGACCGTCGTGCCAACGCCGACCGCTACCGCAGCGATCAACAGTGCCACGCCGGACGCGGCAGACTTGTGGCGGATTCTCATTACGGGTTCCCCTTCCATGGGAACTAGAACCACACGGTGTGTGGTTTGACCGGGCGGTCAAGGCAACGGGCCCCCGGTATGGGGGCCCGCCACCTTGTGCGTCCGGGCAGGTCAGGCGGCAGCGGCAGCGGCAGCGTTGATCGACAGGACGTGCGACACCGTCGCGGCGAGTAGGTCCGCCACGTCGACGTTGAGCCGGGATGCAGCCTCCAGCGCCAGATTCCCCAGCGTCGCGGCAGCCGACTCCAGAGTCTCTGCTCCAGCCTCGCCCCCGGTGCCCTCGTCGGTGCCCTCGTCGGTGCCCTCGTCGGACTCCGGCACGGTGGCGTGTTGCTCGTCGGCCAACTTCTGGAGTGCCTTCAACGCGGCAGGCCATGAGGCGAACGTCTTGCCATCCTTCGCCCATGCTTTGAGCACGGTCGCAGGCTTCTGAACGCCGCGCCCGGTGCCCGACAGGAGCGTGCCTGCCGCCGTGACTCCGGTCACGTCCTCGTCGGACTTGACCAACTTCGCGAGCCGGACCATGTGCAGCATCGGCTGTTCCACGGACCGGGCGGACACCTTGACCGTGTCCGTGGACAGGAGCGCGGCGATGTCCTTAGCCGTCGCGCCCTCAGCCTGCCACGCGGCCACGTCCTGAACCGCAAGCCACATGAAACCGTCCACGGACCCGTTCGCCCAAAGGCTCACAGCGGCCCGAATGCGCTTCACCTGCTCATCGGTGCTGGTGAATGAAACCGTCGTGCTATTGGCGATTGCCATTATTGCGTGTCCCCTTCCATGGGACTCAACCACACAGTGTGTGGTTTGGGGTCCCATTGTTGGGACCCTCGCGGTACCGCCTAGGGATTGCACCTAGCGCCCGTGCGCCAATCACGGGCCCCGCACTAGCGGGCGGACCATTGAACCCGCGCGACTAGGGGACGCTTGCGTCATACCCGCGCGGCTTGTGGCCGTCCTACGTAGGCCGGGGAGCATGCATGTCCTGTCCGGCATCGGGGCCCATAGGCGGGCCCGCTCGCGCTATCACGGGCCTACCAAGGGCCCCGCGAGCACTCTGGAGTTGTCTGGGAAGTCTCGCGGTACCGCTAGGCCCCTGTCACGGGCCCCCGGAATCGGCGAGCGTTGCTCCACCCGCGCCTAGGTTCGGCGCGGGCCCCTTGCGGGCGGTTCAGGTGTCGCGGGCGGTGCTTTGCGTGCTCCCGTTTGCCTGACATGAGAATCATTGCATCCGGCGCGGTGCTAGCGCAAGCCGAAACCACACATGTGCGGTGTGAGCCGCGTCACACTGGCGGGGCATGCCCCCGGAGAGGATGCGGCGAGCGCGAGCAGTATTGCGGGCTGACCTGCTGTAATACCTGAGTTTGGGGTCCAGTATGTGGCACCAGTTAGGCTCCAGGGTGCGGGTGTGGTAGGAACCACCCCCAAAAGTACTTGGCACCCGAATCAGACCTCAACCCCACCCACCCACAGTCGTACCGACCGTTCGCCACCCTTCTGAACGCACATCCAAGCGTTTCAGCGACCACTTCCCGGTCCTGCGGGTCACCTGCATCTCATCTCGGTGACCACGTGGGGAGCCCATCTCCCACAGCGGGCTGTGCCCCATCTGACGGGGGTTCGACCGGCTTTCCGTGCTCCGGCCCCGGGATTGTGGAAGGGATCGTCGCTCACGCACCGGGCTGCGCTGGCTCACCCGCCGCGTCAGGAGCGGTCAACCAGCCACAGTGGAGCCACCCTTGGGGTGCTCACCGGATTCGACACTGATACGCTCCTCTGGTCGTACTCGCACACGACAACATAGCGAACGGCCCCCCTGACACGCTCCTCGGGGGCCGTTTCTATGCCCAATCCGCCCCAAACCGGGTATGTGGCGTCTACTATGCCCACATGGGACGACCGAGCAAGGGCCTCAGAGCCCGCATCAGCATCAGGATGCCACACACCCTGCACCGACAAGTCCAGCAGGAGTCCGAACGCCTCGGCATGAACCTCAACGACTGGGTCATCTGGGCGCTCAAGAACAGCATGCGGTCCAGCAAGCGCCGGGTCACCCCACGGGAACAGGAACTGGAGGCATCGTGAGCGTCCAAGAGGCGCTGAACATCGAACGGGTCCCGTGGGATGCCCTCAAACCGCACCCAAGGAACGCCCGGAACGGTGATATCGAGGCAATTGTCGAGTCTGTCCGGGTCAACGGGGTGTACCGGCCCATCATCTGCGCGCAGGACGGCACAATCCTCGCCGGGCACCACCTGTGGTTCGCGTTGGGCGAGTTGAAGCACGACAAAGTGGACGTAGTGACCCTCCCGGTCCACCCGGACAGCCCAGAGGCGGTGCGGATCATGCTCGCGGACAACCGGACCGCCGACCTCGGCGTCTACGACGACGGTCTGCTGCTCACCCTCCTCACCAGCCTCAACGAGTCCGCCGGGTTGATCGGGACCGGGTACGACGACGATGATCTGATCGAACTGGTCAACAGGATCACCTCCGACGGGCCCATCGGTGTCATTGAGGACCCGCCGGTCCACCTCACCGGCCCGCAGTGCCCCCAGTGCGGGTACCAGTTCCCGGGGCGACTCAAGGAGATGTGACACATGGCAAGGCCAGTCGGAAGGCCCCGGGTCGAGAACCCCGCCCCCCGCCCCCGGGACGGGAACTCCGGGCGTGCCGCCGTCGCGCTCCGGCTCGCTGGGGCGTCGTTCCACGAGATAGCCGACACGCTGGGCCTCGCCGACTACATCGCCGCCCGGAACATGGTCGAGAAGGACCTAGCCGCCCGGTTGGACGACCCGGAGGCCCGGACCAAACTGCGCAACGAGGAAGCCGCCCGGATCGAACGCATCCTGCGCGGGGTGTGGAACAAGGCGGTCAGCCCGGAGGACCCGGAGCACCTGCCCGCCGCCCGGGTCGCGTTGGCGCTGATCGACCGGCACGCTCGGCTGCTGGGCCTCGACATGCCGACGGAGGTCATCGTCCACTCCCCGACCACGTCCGAGATTGACCTGTGGGTGTCGCAGGTCATCGCCGGGCACGCGGAGACTGTGATCGACGTGGAGGAAGCCGATGTCCTCGCGATCCAAGCATGACGACGCCATCGTCGCCGCCGACGTTCGGGTAGGGGCGTTGCTCGCCGACGACGCCGACGAGAACACCGGCCCGCGTCGGGCGTGGCAGCGTCGGGCCCTCGGTGGGATGACCGTCGCCGAAGCGGCCAAGACGGCGGCGACGGTCCGCCCGGTGCCCCTCCGGTTGGGCATCCCGTTGGCCGGTGCGGCCAGTGAGGTGGCGAAGGCGGCTGGGATGAGCCGGGAGTCGTGGATCAGGCACCTGATGGCGGTGGAGGTGATCCGGGTGCAGGGCGGTGACTACGACGAACTCGTGGGCCCGTACTCGCGGACCCGGCCACGGTTGGTCCACTCGTGAACGACTTCGACCCGGAGGCGTTCAAGGCGTGGACCCCGGCGGCGCAGGAGAAGGCGCTGGCGATGCTGCGGGAGCGGTCCAACGAGAAGTGGCGACCGTTCTTCTGCCCCATCGACACCTGCGACGGCAGGCCGCACGAGAAGTGGACGTGGAACCATGCCCGCGCCGACCAGCGCCCCCCGAAGGACAACGAGTGGGTGACGTGGCTGCTGAAGTCGGGCCGGGGGTCGGGTAAGACCCGGACCGGGTGTGAGGTGACGCACCGGATCACGGAGAAGGTGCCGCGCATCGGCCTGATCGGTCCGACGGGTGCGGACATCCGCGACACCATGCTGGAGGGCGAGTCGGGGTTGTTGACCATTCACCCACCGGGGAAGCGGCCCAACTACGAGCCCTCCAAGCGGCGGCTCACGTGGCCCAACGGGTGCGTCGCCACCCTGTTCAGCGCGGAGGAGCCGGACCGGTTGCGTGGCCCGGAGCACTACTTCGTCTGGGCCGACGAACCCGCGCACTGGCCGCTGGTGCAGCAGGCGTGGGACAACATGCTGTTCGGCCTGCGGCTGGGGGAGCGCCCAAGGGTTGTGGCGACAACGACCCCGAAGCCGCGTCCGTGGCTGAAGGAACTGATGAAGGAACCGGGGACCAGAATCTCGGTCGCCTCCACATACGACAACCTGCCGAACCTGTCCCCGGTGTTCGCGGAGCGGATCATCGCGAAGTACGAGGGGACCCGGCTGGGCAGGCAGGAGTTGCACGCCGAACTGCTGGAGGACGTGGAAGGCGCGCTGTGGTCGTGGGAGATGCTGGAGGCGTCACGCGTCGCTGAGGCGACGGACTTGGAGCGCATCGTCGTCTCCATCGACCCCGCCGGGTCCGTCCGCAAGGGTGCGGACGAGACTGGCATCGTCGTCGTCGGCTGGAGCGGTACTGAGGGTTACGTACTCGCCGACCGGTCCGGTCACTACTCCCCGGTGGGCTGGGCCTCCGCAGCAATGGCTGCCTACGAGGAGTTCACCGCCGACGCTGTCGTCGTCGAGACGAACTACGGCGGGGACATGGTCACTGCGAACCTGCGAGCAATCGACGCACATCCGCGCATCATCCGGGTCCAGTCCCGTCGTGGCAAGGCGTTGCGCGCGGAACCCATCGTGTCGTTGTACGAGCAGGGCCGCATTCACCACGTCCTGTCGTTCCCCGACCTTGAGACACAAATGACGGAATGGGTCCCGTATGAGGATAGGGACTCCCCCGACCGGGTCGACGCCTTGGTGCACGGTTTGACCGAATTGGCGAAGGGCCGGGTGCCCGCTTCGGTGTCCAACCCGGCGCGACTGCGGCTCGTCACAGGCGGTGCCGCGTGACTCCCGACTGCAATACTGCCGTCGGGAGGTTCCGTGTGGGGACATGACTGGGCGACCCTCGTCGCAGCAACGGTAGTCGGCATCGTAGCCGTCGCCCGGTTGACGCGACTCGTCGTCGACGACGACTGGCCCCCGATGGTGTGGTTCCGCCGCAAGTGGGACCGGGTCACCGAGAACTCCAACTGGTCCGTCCTCGTCGAATGCCCGTTCTGCGTTGCACCGTACTTCGCCGCCGCCGCCATCGGGTGGGCGGTTCTCTCCGACTTGCACTGGTCGTGGTGGCTGTTCCACGGCTGGCTGGCGGTCGCGTATCTGGCAGCCATGGTGAACACCCGCGACATCCCGGCTGACCAGAGGGGACACTGACCCATGGCTCGCACCAGAGTCGAACCTAAGCCAGAGCACAACTCGCTGGTGTCCAGCGCCGTGCGCATGCCGCCCGTC